CGGCCTCCAGACATATTATAAAAGTTTGGAGGGAATCTTATAATCTTTATGCTATTCAGGGGTGGCTTTTTAATCATGAAGGAGCTAGACGTGGTGAAGAATTTGTTACTAGAAAAATCACTAAGGCTGTTTCAAAAATCAAACACGCAACAGATAATAATAAAAATTTTAATCCACTTGAGCTTGGTAATATAGACACAAAAAGAGACTGGAGCGATGCCGAAGATTTCGTCGAAGGTATTTGGCTGATGCTTAATCAGACAGAACCAAAAGAATATGTTCTATCATCTAATGAAACACATACAATTAGAGAGTTTGTTGAATTAGCTTTTAAAGCCGCTGGAATAATTGGTTATTGGAGTGGTAGTGGTATCGATGAAACTTTTAATGATGTTGATACTAATAATATTTTAATGAAAATTAATCTTAAATTTTATCGACCTGCAGAAGTTGATCTTCTTTTGGGGGACTCCACAAAAGCACGTGAAGAACTTGGATGGAAACCAAAAACATCTTTTAAAGAACTTGTTGACAAGATGGTTTTTCATGATATACTTGAACATGGCCAAGTCTAAAATTAATAAAAAACATATTCTTGCCAAACTTACGCTTATCCCCACAAAGGATAAGCGTTTATTTTATATGCGCGAAATGAAATTTTTAAATCTTTTATGTGAAAGATATTCATTAGAATTTATGAATATAGTGTCATTTGAAAAAAAATTCGATTCATTAGCTTATTTGGTTAGCGATAAATTAAAAAACGTTCTTGATAAAAAGTACAGAGCATTCAATTTTAAGATTGACTTATCAAAATATCAGACTTACAATATTGGAGATAAATCTGGAGAAGATTTAGAAACAAAACGACTAGTTAAAACAATTAAAGATTTTTTAAATGAATAAAAGCAAAACGAAAGAAAAAGAACCGATATCATCTCAAAATATTTTAGATTCATTTTTAAAATCAAATAAAAGCGATCATTATAATTTTGAAGATGAAATTACATATAAAGTATCTAGCGGGTCTCTTCAATTAGATTTGCAACTAGATGGCGGATTTGGTCCAGGACTTCATAGATTTGTTGGTATGAATGAAGGTGGAAAAACATCAGAGTCCTTAGAGATTGTTAAAAATTTCTTGAGAGACCTACCAGATACAAAGGCTTTTTATATCAAAGCTGAGGGTAGACTCTCTCCAGAAATGAGGGAAAGATCTGGCGTTAAGTTCGTTTTTTCGGCTGAAGAATGGGTGGTTGGCACATGTTTTGTTTTTGAAAGCAATATTTATGAAACAGTTGTTGATATTATGAGGGAACTCATTTCCAAAAATGATGAAAAAGTTAAATATTGCTTTTTGTTAGATTCTGTTGACGGATTAATCACTAGAGGAGATCTAGATAAAAGTTTTGAGGATAGTAATAAAGTAGCTGGTGGAGCGGTTATCGCTGCCAACTTTATGAAAAGATTATCAATTGCCTTGGCGAAAAGAGGCCACATGGCAATTTTTATTAGTCAAGTTAGGGCTGATATTAAGTTAGATCCATATACAAAAGCTCCAATTAGACAAACAAGTGCAACTGGTGGAAACGCACTGCTTCACTTTGCTAATTATATAATTGAATTTGAGGCAAGATATAAAGGAGATTTAATACTACAAGACCCAACCAACAAAACACCCGATATTCAAAAAAATCCAATTATTGGACATTTTGCAAAGGTGACTGTTAAAAAGTCACCAAATGAAAAAACAAATATGACTATTTCGTATCCAATTAGATATGGAAGAAAAAATGGAACTTCAATATGGATTGAAAAAGAAATTGTAGATTTGCTTTACGCATGGGAATTTATAGAAAAAAAAGGTTCTTGGATTAATCTATCCGATGAATTTAAAGAAATGCTAAATGAAAACGGATTTATCCTTTCCGATAAGATTCAAGGAGATTATAATTTATTTAAAATAATTGAAGACGATAAAAAATTATGTCAGTTTTTAACTGCTTATTTCAAATCAGCAATTTGCAATCAAAATTAATATGAAATTTATTGGTTTAGATGGAAGAGAGAAAAATCTCAAAAACGCTAAAAAGTATTTAATTGATTGGCAAAAGGATAGTAGAAGCAAACTTCAATTAAATGTAAAAAATTTTCTTCAGCCATATTGGAGTACTGATATTGTGTTTGAAGAATTTAGAATAGCTGGAACAAGATTAACGTTTGATTTTTATAATGCTAATAAAAAAATAGCTATCGAAGTCCAAGGGCAACAACACACAAAATATATAAAATTTTTCCATACCAATAGATTAAAATATTTACAACAACTAAAAAGAGATCATAAAAAGCTAGAGTTTTGTGAAAAAAACAATATAAAATTAATAGAGATATATCATACAGATGTTGTCTCAAAAGAATTTTTTGAAAATCAAGATATTTATTTATAATGAGTGAATTTGAACCATACGAACAACCTGAATTTAGCATACCAGAGAACTTAGTTAATAAGCTTTATGAATTTAGTGGCGATTCCGATAAATATAAAGGGGTAATTATCGCATGTGTAACTGAGAAGGGTCATCCATTAATTTACTCTAGATTTGATTCAATGATTACAGAGCTTGGGTTAAGAAAAGCGATGATGGATTTCTTGGAGAAGTCTGATGGAGATACTGAATGCATCTCAGATTAATCTTGATTTTGATATAGATACATGTTAATTTAGTAATAATGATATACAACTTTGAAATAGAGAAACAGTTTCTTGCTGGGCTAATTAAAGAGCCAGATAATTTTTCTCAAATTGCAAACTTTATAAGTGCATCTGATTTTTATTCAGATCAAAGCAATCTTCATAGCACTATTTTTACAATTATAAAACAAGCCATTGAAGCTGGCGATGCAATAGATGAAATCATCATTGCCCAAAGAGTGAATTCTATAGGGCTATCTTTTGAAGACAATGTAAACCCATCTGATTATATTAAATCCTTAGCTTTGAGGAAAGTACCATTTGGTAATTTAATTAAAACAGCTAAAGAATTAAAAAAATACTCCGTAAGAAGGGAAATATATAATTCCGCGCAAAATGTTTCAAAGATAATGAAAACAATTGCGCCAGAGTCGTCTTACAAACAGATAGTTGAATCTGCTGATGTTATATATAATTCAAAAATTAATTTATTTGAAATCGGAAACGATACACCAGAAAACATCTATGATGAAATGGAAAACATCGTAGAAGACAGAGGTAATAATCCAATCACTGAATTTGGTATGATGGGACCACATACTAAAGTAAATGAGATTTATGGTTCTCTATTAAGACCTGGAAATATCACTGTTATCGTTGCTAGATCTGGAGTTGGTAAAACACAGTTTTGCATGGATTACTCAACAAAGGTTAGTGCAAAATATAAAGTTCCAGTTCTGCATTTTGATAATGGAGAAATGAGTAAAGAAGAGCTTGTCATGAGGCAGTGTGCCGCACTATCTGGAGTACCAATGCATTTGATTGAAAGCGGCAAATGGAGACAAGCTGGCGAGGAAACTGTAAACAAAATTAGATCAGTTTGGAATAAGATTAAAGATCTAAAATTTTATTATTATAATGTTGGCGGCATGGACGTAGATTCAATGATTAATACCTTGAAAAGATTTTATTATTCTAAAGTTGGCAGAGGGAATAGCATGATATTTTCTTTTGACTACATCAAAACGACATCAGAAGCATCTAACAATAAAAATGAATGGCAAGTTGTCGGGGAAATGGTTGATAAATTTAAGAAGTGTATTCAAAAAGAAATTCTAGAAGATGGCAATCCAGTAATACCTATGATTACTTCCGTTCAGTCAAATAGAAGCGGAATCACCAATAATCGTAATTCACAAAATATCATTGACGACGAAAGCATCGTCTCTCTTTCTGATAGAATTACTCAATTCTGCTCTCATATGTTCATCTTGAGAAATAAAACATCAGATGAAATAGAGACAGAGGGAGCTAGATTTGGAACTCATAAATTAGTTAATGTAAAATCAAGACATCTTGGTCAGGATATTGCTGGCGCAGTTGAACCAGTCCGCATTAATGACACCTTAAGAAAAAACTTTATTAATCTTGAATTTAGAAACTTCAACATTAAAGAATGTGGAGATTTGAGAGATATTGCAAGAGCTTTAGAAGGAACAGAACTAGATGATGACAACGAAAATGATGAAATCCCAGACTTTGATAGATTCTAATAAAATTAAAGATATTTTAGAATCAATAGGATATCAGTTAATTGATTGCGGAAATCATTGGAGAACAAGTGCTTTATATAGAAATGGGGATAATAAAACCGCTGTTCAAATATATAAAAATACTGGTGTTTGGACTGATTTCGTAGACAATCAAGGACCAAAACCAATCGAAGCCTTAATAAAGCTAACATTAAAACATGATAAAAAACAATTAAATTCAATATTAAAAAATATTTTGAATGGAGAGGTAGTAGAATACACACCAAGAGAATTAATACAAATGGAAAACGTTTACCCGAATACAATTTTAGAAAGATTATTTCCAAATTACAACTTTTATAAGAACAGAAAAATCTCAGAAGAAACTCAAAAGTTTTTTAAGACTGGATTGGCTGGAGTTGGTCAAATGTACAGAAGAATGGTTTTTCCTATATATAATGAGCATGAACAGATCGTTGGATTTTCTGGCAGAAAAGTAGATGATAATAATGACTATCCAAAATGGAAGCATTTAGGAAAAAGAAGAAATTGGATTTATCCAGCTTATGTACCATCCGAAGACAATGTTGATAAGATTATTTCAGAAAAAAAAGAAGTCATCTTGGTTGAAAGCATAGGTGACTGCATGTCATTATTTGAACAAGGAATAAAAAATACACTTGTTACATTTGGTTTGGGTATAAACTCTAATATTATATCGTATTTAAGCAGCAAAGAAATTAATAAAATTATAATATCAAATAATAATGATTTTGAATCAAGCAAAAATCATGGACTTGTTTCATCTATAAAAACATTTATCGTTTTAAGTAAATTTTTTAACTTGGATCAACTTATAATAAAATTACCACCAAAACCATATAATGATTTTAATGCTGCACACGAAGAGGATTATGATTTTAATAATTGGATCAATGCCGAACTAGATCAAAGAAAACAATTAGAATTTATTATAGATTTCATAGAGAAAAATAGCGCCCATTTTAATATCAACGATATTAAAAAATTCAAAAAACTTTACAATGAGCAATTTTAAAACATCTCTTTCTGCGAGTAGAATAAAGACAGCGCAGTCATGCTCTTGGTTGTATTGGGCTAAATATCATCTTAAGATGCCAGATCCGAGTAATGATGGCGCTAAGAGAGGATCTATATGTCATTTAATATTTGAATTACTTGGCAATCCAAAAAGAAAAAAACATTTTAATTTAATTATTAAACAACAAGATATTTTTTGTGTTGAATCCATAAAGAGACTTGTTTTAAAACACGCCAAAAAAGAAGGTGTAGACGATGAAGATAATATCAATTTAATCAAAGAAATGACATTTAATGGTTTGTCTTATGATTTTTTTGGCAATCAAAATGCGACCCCATTCAAATCCTTGTCAGAACAATCTTTTGATATTGAAGAGGATGATGGACTAATTAAATATAAAATAAAAGGATTTATTGATAAGCTTTTTCTGTATAAAAATAAAAAATTCGCTCTAATTAGAGACTTTAAAAGCAGTAAGTCAGTTTTTTCTGGAAAAGAAATAACGGATAATATGCAAGACTTAATGTACAGTCTTGCGGTTAAAAAACTATTTCCAGAATTTCATAATAGAGAAAGCGAGTTTTTATTCCTTAAATTTGATTTAGATGAAGAGTCAAAAAATTCTGGTATCATAAGAATGAAACCCATTACAGATGAAGAGCTTTTTGGCTTTCAGGTGCAATTAACCGAAATACAAAAATATTTAGACAATTTTTCTGAAAAAGATGCTAAAAAAAACATGGCTCATTATAAAGGTTATCCATCAGATAAATCTTTTAGTGGGAAATTATTATGTGGTTTTGCATCCAAAAAAGGAGAACTCAAAAAAGATGGAACTAAAAAATGGAATTGCCCAATGAGGTTTGATTTTTTTTATTATCATATTTTTAATAAAAAAGGAGAATTTGTTTCATCGGTTATGGAAGAAGACTTTAAAGAAACCCTGGTTCCTGACGATGGCAGTTATGAGATGAAATATTACGCTGGTTGCCCAGCCTTTTCTTCTTGATTTTGTTGATTAATCATGCTACGATATATAGGTATGATACCTATTTTTAAATCTTGTTACTCCATAGGCAAGAGTATACTTACAATCGAAAAATCTGACGATTTGGATGGTCCAGATAGCATCATTGACATATGCAAAGAGAATGGTATTGATAGGCTTGTTCTAGTTGAAGACTGCATGACGGGCTTTATTAAAAGCCATAATTTATGCAAAGAAAACGATATGCAATTAATCTTTGGTTTGAGATTAACATGTTGCAATGATATTGATGAAGATTCAAATTTATCAAATCATAAAATTATCATCTTTGCAAAGAATGATAATGGTTGCACTTTATTAAATAAAATATCCACGTTTACATCCTTAGTCGGCAAAAATAAGATTGATTTTAATTATTTAAACTCTATTTGGACAAAGGACTTGGATTTAGTTATTCCATTTTACGACTCTTTTATATTTAATAATAGTATGTATTTAAACAACTGCATACCAGACTTTAACAAAATTAAACCATCATTTTTGATAGAGAGAAACGGTTTGCCATTTGATTCTTTGATTGAAGATCTTGTTTTAAAATTCACAAATTATGATAAAAAATATAATACTGTTTTATGTAAATCAATTTTCTATAAGAGTAGAAAAGATTATGAAGCCCTGCAGACTTACAAAATTCTATGCAATAGATCTTTTGGTAAAGTATCATCGCTATCTAATCCAAATTTAAATCATTTTGGTAGTAATGAATTTTGTTTTGAAAGTTATTTAGAAAATCATGAAAGAGAACTTACTAAGATTTAATAAGAAGCAGAGATATTTAATTTTTGACACAGAAACAGAGGGCTTGAATTTAATTAATTCTCGTCCGTGGCAAGTTGCTTGGATTCTGGCGGAAGGAGATAAAGTCTTAGAAAAACACGATCTTTATATAAGATGGGAAGATCTAAACATTTCTGATGAGGCGGCAAAAATCACTGGCTTCTCTAAACAAGCCTACGACAGGAGGAGTTTAGACCCCAAAGATGTCTTTGATAAATTCTCTAAATACCTAGAAGATGAAAATAATTTAATTATTGGTCAAAATCTTCTTGGGTTTGATGTTTATATGGTAAATATTTGGAGGAGAGAAATAGGTCTGCCTTCAGATTATTCATTCATTAATAGAATCATTGATACAAAATCTATTGCAACGGCAATAGCAAAAGAAATACCAGTACAAAAGGAAAATTTATTAAGTTGGCAATATAGACTTTTAAATCACAAAGAAAGAGGTTTAAAAACATCTCAAGCCACTTTATTGAAAAAGTATGACATACCACACGATCCAAAAAGATTACATGACGCTATGTATGACATTGAGATGAATTTTAGAATCTTTAGAAAACAACTTTTTGATATTGAATTATGAAATTTGAAAACTACTCAAAATATGAAACACCTTTCCCAGTTGGTGTAAAATTACCAGAAATTAAAATCGATAAAAAGTATTACGACTATGCTGGTTGTGATCCTAATTCATCAAATTTCAATTTCTTGAGGAGACTTTGTTATAAAGGGGTAATCCTAAGAGGTATTGATAAAAAACATGATGTTAATAAGTATTACGAAAGATTAAAAGAGGAGCTAGACATTCTTAATGAATTAGGGTTTATTGATTACATTCTATTAAATTGGGACATTTTAAATTTCTGCAAAGAAAAATCTATTCCAACTGGTGCTGGGCGCGGAAGTGCTGCAGGTTCTCTTGTTCTTTATGTAATTGGCGTAACTAACATTGACCCTATTCAATACGATCTTTTCTTTGAAAGATTTGTTTCCAAGAGTCGAGCCAAAAAAATAGAACACAATGGACAGATATATCTAGATGGAAGTCTATTGGCTGATATTGACAATGACATTAGTTATGACAGACGAATGGAGGTTATTAATTATATCAATGAAAAATATAAAGGTAGAACCTCAAAGATTTTGACTTTGAACACATTAAGTGGCAAACTCTGCATTAAAGAGTGCGGCAAAATAGTTTCAGAGCTTTCGGAGACACAGGTAAATGAAATCAGTGACTCCATTCCTAAAAAATTTGGCAAGGTTTCAAAATTAAAAGTTGCATATGAAGAGAGTGAGTTATTTAAAAAATACGCTGATAAATATAAAAGGGCGTTTAGGGTGGCTAAAAAACTAGAAGGTCTCAATAAAAACACAGGAGTTCATCCATCTGGTATATGTATTAGTTATTACGGCCTTGAAGATATCATGCCTCTACAGCTCACAAATGACGGAGCACTTGTTTCTGGTTATGATATGAATGACGTAGCGAGCTTGAGCGTTAAATTCGATATCTTGGGCCTCAGAACACTCTCTGTCGTCAATGACATCTGTAAGCGCATCGGAATCAATGTGGCAGATATTGACTGCCAACATGAATCCATCTATGCTGCACTAGCGTGCCTTGAAGCTCCACAGGGATTATTTCAAATCGAAGCAGATACAAACTTTAAAGTATGTAAGCAGATAGCTCCAAAAAACCTAGAACAGCTTTCTGCTGTGGTTGCGATAGCTAGACCTGGAGCATTAGACTTCAAAGACAGATATGCTGAGTATGTTAGGACAGGAGACTTCCAATCTGTACACCCATTCTTTGATGACATTTTGAGTTATACTGGTGGAATTCCTCTTTATCAAGAGCAGTTGATGAAAATGGCTGTAAAAGTAGGATTCAGTTTAGATGAGTCAGAGCAATTAAGAAGAATCGTAGGCAAGAAGAAGGTGGATCAAATGGCTGCTTGGAAAGACAAAATCCAAGAAAAGGTGTCAATTAATAATCTTGATCCAGTGATTAGTGAAGTTTTATGGAAAGTTGCAGAAGATTCAGCCAATTATTCATTCAATAAGTCTCACTCAATTAGTTACGCCTATTTAGCGTCAATTACAGTTTATTTAAAATTTAATTATCCACAAGAATTCTTTTTAAGTTTATTAAAATTTGCTAGATTTGAACCAAATGCTCATGAAGAAATTCACAAAATTTCTCAAGAATTATCTTTGTTTGACATAAAATTATTGCCACCAGATCTTAACAAGTCAGATATTGATTTTAAAATAGAAGATAAAAATATTCGATATGGATTAAATTGTATTAAAGGAGTATCAGATAAAGTTTTAGAGTCACTACTTGAGTTTAGAGAAGGATGCTTCCGCAATAAGTATGAAGTATTTATCTCAGCCAAGCAATCTGGAGTTAATATAGGATGTCTTTCTGGTTTAATTCAAGCGGGTCTTTTAGATTCATTTGTCACGAAGGATAGATGTCGTCTAGTCTTAGAGGCTCAGGCATTTAATATCCTGACAGACAGAGAGAAGAGAAATGTTTTGGAGATTGGAAATCAATACGACTTTGATGTTTTAAATTGTATTCATGATGTATTTAAAAATAAAAAACTAGGAGACGATAATAAAGTCCTCTTTAGCGAAAAGAGATTTAATACATTTAAGAAAAAGTATGAACCTTACAAAAAAATATACGAAATAAATAGAAAACATATTAAATATGCAAATTGGTTCTTTGAAAAAGAACTTTTGGGATATAGTTATTCTTACAACATTAGAGAAATATTTAAAAACAATGAGACTAAATCACTAATTTCTTCCAAGGAAGTTAGACATTCTGAGCAACGCTCAAATATTCAATTTGTTGGCATACTCACAGATATTATAAAAAGAACTAGCTCTAATGGAAATAAATACGCCAGACTAGAACTACAAGATGATTTAGGCGCTGTGTGTGGATTATTTATGGATGGATCGCAAAAAGAAAGATTGACTGAGTATTTAAACTCTGGTAAAAAGCTTCCATCAAAAGATGATATAATTATCATCGAAGGATCGAAGGGAGATGACATCGTTTTTATTGATAAAATTAATATACTAAACGATAAGATTTATATGAAACTTTCTGAACTAAAATAAGTGTAATTATGATGATGGGAATTAACGATTTTAATCTAACTCCAAGAGCAAAAAAAGCATACAAACTTGCAAAACAATTTGCCAGCGATAATGAGCACACTCTAATCAACAACGCTCATGTTTTTTATGGGTGTTTAGCAAATGCTGCGGATTCTTTTTGGAGGAACGTAAAAAACAACGATATTAACTTATCAATTGATAGTTATATTGAAATTTTCACAAAACTCCAAAAGGAAAAACCTAATTTTTTCAAAGCCAATAAAAATAGCGGTAGTTGGCATCAAGAAGTCAATGATGTAATGGTCGCAGCGAAATCTTTTTCAGAGATATATGATAATTATTATATTGGCTCAGAACACATTATATACTCGATATTAGAATGCTCTTTATTCTTTTCTGAGTATCTATTTAAATCTGGAGTAGATACAGAAAAACTCAAATCAATGATTGAGTCATTAATCATCGACAATAATTCTGGACAATCAATATCAGATACTAATACAAGCGAAACACCAATTTCAGATACTAAATCATTAGCTAAAAAATACGAACCATTACAAAAATATTGTATATGTTTAAATGATCAAGTAATTAATAATTCAATTAGCCCAATCTCTGGAAGAGATAAGGAGATAGATGAATTAATTGAAACTATATCTAAAAAAACAAAAAGCAATGCTATTTTAGTTGGAGATGCTGGGGTTGGTAAAACAGCTATTGTAGAAGGTCTTGCCCAAAGAATAGTTCAAAATAAAGTTCCAACTAATCTATCTGGCTTTGAGATCCATTGTGTAGATATTGCATCAATGGTTGCTGGCACAAGATACAGAGGGGAATTTGAAGAAAAATTTAAATCTCTTATTAAGGCTGCATCTGAATTTAAAAATATTATTTTATTTTTTGATGAAATCCACACAATCATTGGCACTGGAAGCGCAGAAGGATCTCTGGATGCAGCAAATATGCTTAAACCAGAACTCGCAAGAGGGTCCATTAAATGCATTGGAGCTACAACTACAAGTGAATATAAAAAATTCTTTGAAAAAGACTCCGCAATGAAGAGGAGATTTGATTCAATTATAATTGATGAACCAGACAAAGAACAGACAAATAAAATCATTCAAAATTCTATTAAGTTTTATGAAAACTTTCATTTTGTAAAGTACGAACAAGAAACCATAGATCTTATTGTGGATTTGTGCGATAAATACATTTTAGATAAAAAATTTCCAGATAAGGCTTTTGATATTATTGATCAAGTTGGAGCAAAAGTTAAAGTTAAAAAATTAAAACTACCTCCAGATATTCAAAAAATTCAAGATGAAATTTCATCTAAATTATCAGATGATTATATTTTATCAAACAAAGAAGAAGAGCTTTTTTATGAAACCTTATTAAAAGAATACATAGATAAAATCAGCCTTTTTAATAAAAGTGTACTGAAAAATAAATTTAAAATCAAACAAAAAGATGTTCTAGAGGTAGTTGCTTCCAAAATAAATTTACCAGTATCATCGATCTGTCCAGAAACAGATGAATTTATCAACTTTGACCAAAAAATGAAAAAAGATATTTTTGGTCAAGATAAGAACATTGATAAAATTTCTGATATACTCGCGTGTGCTAAAATTGGTTTGAATGACGACAAAAAACCCCTGTGTAATTTATTCTTTGTCGGTGCAACTAGCGTTGGCAAAACCTATACAGCAAAGAAGATTGCAGAGCATTACTTTGGCAACAAGAAAGCCTTTATTCAAATCAATATGAGCGAATACCAAGAGAAGACGGGTATTAGTAAATTGATTGGTGCTAATGCTGGTTATATTGGATATGAAGAAGGTGGACTTTTAACAGAATTCGTTAGAAATAATCCTAACTGCGTAGTCTTATTTGACGAAATAGAAAAATGTGACCCACAAATACTTAATCTTTTATTGCATTTATTAGACGAGGGATATGTTAATGACAATCTTAATAGAAAAATTGATTTCACTAAATCTATTGTCGTGATGACAAGTAATATAGGACATCAAGAAGCCAAAAAGAAAACACTTGGGTTCATTCAAGAAGAAATAAATAATAATGATTCCTATACAGAATCCGTCAAAAAACATCTAAAACCAGAGTTGATTTCTAGAATTAATGAGTTATTAATATTTGATGATTTAAAAGATCAGCAGCTTGTATCAATTGTCCATCTTGAAATTGACAAAATCAAAGAAAAGTTAAACAATAAGAATTTTAAATTAGTATTTAATAAAGGAGTGGATAATTTTATTTTTAATAAATTTAAAAGCAAAAATCTCCATGCTAGAGATATTAAAGATTTAGTTCGCTCGGAACTACAAGTACCAATTGCTAGATTTATTATTAAAAATGCTAATTTGAAAAAAGTTTCAATAAAAGTTATTGACAACGGCCTTGTTATAGAGTAAGATGAATGCCTATGAAAAATGCAACATTGAATCAAATTATGGGAGCAATTCGTGAAAGCAGGGGTCGTTTCTTCGGTCTTTATACAAAGCAGGGCGAATCAATCAACGCTCGCTTTATCAACGAAAGCCCATCGTATGTCTCTGTATATGACAGGAATAATAGATCAGAGCGCAGACTCGCAAAGTCGAGTGTTGTTGGGGTTAGAATCTCAGAAAGAAGCGTTGGTTCAACCTTCTAAGATTAAACCTAAATAATACACAATAAATAAACCCCATTGAAAAATGGGGTTTATTTTTTATCATACGTTATGAGTGATATAAATTTATTTCAAGACAGAGTTCTTTGCACGGTGGAGCAATCAACCTCTTCTGATAATGAAGAAAATTTTATCAAAATGATATTGAATAATATTAATAAACCAATCAAACATCCAAAAAATATTAATTTAATTAGCGTAAATGATAATTATGATTTATATAAATTTGAATATCAAAAAAACACCTTTTGCTTAAAAATCTCCCTTGACCCAGAATGTGAATATCTACTAAAAGAATATAAAAATTTAAAAAAAATTAATAATCTTATTAGTCCAATCTTAATAGAAGGAAAAAAAATTAAAGTTGGTGAGGAGTTGTATGCGTTAATGACATCATTTGAAAACGCAGACTCCATATACTCATATGGACCTTCAATAATTTGTGAAAAATTTAATAATTTTTGCCACTCATATAAATTATTACAAAACTCCAAAAATATAACATTTGATTATAAACACCATATAAAAAGTTTTTTAAATAAAAATAACTTAAATTCATTATCAAAAGAATCTCTAACTTTGATAGATGAATATACAGATTTAAATAAGTTACAAAAAATATTTAAAAATTTAGAAAAAGACCTTAAAAATATTAATGAAGAATTAATAAACAATAAAAAATTTATATGCCATGGCAATTTAAACACAAAAAATATTTTATATAGAAATAATGCATTTAAATTTATTAATTTTGGTGACTGTTATTCTTGTCATTGTTTTCTAGATTTGGCTGATTTATTTATAAATTTATGCTTGGATGAAAAATCTGAAATTTATTTCTTAAATGAATTTTGCAAAAATTTTGATTTGAATCTAGAAGAAAATAAAAATCTTTATTCTATTTGTTATAATATAGCCATAAGAAAAAAACTATTGCATATACTTCATTCTTATCTAAAGGAAACATATTTATTAAATTCAATAAGACAAGAAAAAATAATTGACATAGCAAAAGATTTTTCTAATAATTTTCAAAGATTTTTAAAAATAAATTATTTTTTTGAAAATAAAGATTTCATATTCAAAACAATTACTGAGCCAATTTTATACGAAAAAGCTTAAATTTTATTGAATTTTTTAAAATTAATATAATCATATAACATGATTGTTCAGTATTATAAACCAAACTCAAGTAATAGTGGTTGCGCCTTTGGCTTCCAAATTGGAGTGGCAAATAAATCAAAAGAGCCAGCAGTATTTATGACTGCTATACAACAATTTTCATGGAATGATAAAACAAAAAATGGCTCTTTCTCTGAAAATTTTAAAAATCCAGAAAAATCAATTTCTTTAAAATTTAACGAAAACGAACTTGGCGGATTTATTTATGCAATAGAACAGTATTCGGAGTTTTCAGCTTTTCATACTTACGAAGAGAATAAAACCGCAATATCATTTAAACCATATACAAAAAAGAACGGACAAAAAGCATTTTCATTTTCAATAACAAGGAATTCTGCCAATAAATTTGGCATAGGTTTAGAAATGGCAGAAGCATACTCATTGGTTCAATTTTTTAAGTTTGCATTAAATCAAATTTATTCTTTTCGCATAAGTTCAAATGAAAAATAAAAAAACAGTATTAATACATTCTAATTTTTGTAAAGCTTTTACAGGATTTGGTAAAAATAAAAAAAATATCTTAAGATATCTTTATTCGACAAATAAATATAATATTGTTGAAGCTGCAAATGGACATGATTTTAGAAAAAATCAAATCACAAATTCAACTCCGTGGCAATGCTATGGTACTTTGCCGCCAATGGAAACAATTCAGAATTTAAATCAAGACGAACAAAGGGTTGCTAGTTATGGAGGATTAATGATTGACCAGATTATTAATGCAGTAAAACCAGATGTCTATATTGGTATAGAGGATATCTGGGCATTCAATCAATTTCATACAAAACCTTGGTGGAATAAAATAAATTGTATGGTTTGGACCACGCTAGACAGTCTTCCAATATTACCCCAAGCTATTGAGTATGCGCCAAAAATAAAAAACTACTATGTTTGGTCTTCATTTGCAGAAAAAGCATTTCAACAAATGGGTTATGATCATATAAAAACATTACACGGATCAGTGGATATTCATAATTTTTACAAATTAGATACTCAAAAAAGAAATGAATTAAGACTCCAAAACAATATAGATTTAGATTGTTTTATTGTCGGTTTTGTGTTCAGAAATCAATTAAGAAAGTCAGTTCCTAATCTCTTAGATGGATTTAAGATTTTTAAAAACAAAAACCCAGAATCCAAATGCAAACTATTATTACATACCTGCTGGTCAGAAGGGTGGAATATTATTAATTTTTTAAATGAAAAGGGCATTGATCACAATGATATTATTACTACTTATTTTTGTAATAATTGCAATACATATAAAATAAAACCATTTAGCGGAGAACAACAAAATTGTGATTCATGTGGAGAAAATAACACATTAAATACCACTAATGTTACCCACGGAGTAAATGAAAAACAATTAAATGAAATTTATAATTTAATGGATGTCTATTGCCACCCATTTACAAGCGGAGGGCAAGAGATTCCAATTCAAGAAGCTAAACTTACGGAGTTGATTACACTAGTAACTAATTATTCTTGTGGCGAAGAGAACTGCACAGAAGAAAGCGGTGGTATCCCGCTTGAATGGAGTGAATATAGAGAACCAGGAACTCAATTTATCAAAGCTTCAACATCTCCAGAATCCATAGCATTAAACCTAGAAAAGGTTTACAATATGAACGCTGAAGAAAAAAATAGAATTGGAGTCATAGCTAGAAATTGGGTTATTGATAATTTTTCAGTAGAAGTAATAGGTCGAAAATTGGAAGAAATTATTGATTCCATGCCAGATCATAATTATGATTTCTCTAATTCAGAAACAAAGTTTAATGAATATTATAAACCATCCAAAGGGCAGATGTCTATTGAAGAATTTATTATAGACATTCACAAAAATATTTTAAATGAAGATATAGATTTTAATTCCAATGCATTTAAGATATGGAGAAATAAAATAACGAATGAAAAAATAAATACTGATCAGGTGGTAGATCATTTTATAAAAATAGCAAAAGAAAATAATTTAAAAAACAAAAAAATAGAATTCTCTTCATTATTCTCAAAAGGAGACGAAGACAAAAGAATTGCCGTAGTTATTCCACAATCAGAAACAGATGTATTATTGATTAATTCTTTAATAAAAAATTTAAAAAAACAATATCCAACATATAACATATATATATTTACTAATCCAAAGTATTTCGAATACATAGAAGATAATCCATTTATTTATAAATGTTTACCATACTCACCCATTTTAGAAAATCAATTTATGTTAGAGGGTGTTGGCGATTCTAATGGGTTTTTTCAATTAGCGTTTTATCCACATACAACAACACAGAAAAACATCTCTTATATTCATAATGGTTTAACTAAAAATCAATTTTCATTATATAAATAATTATGTCGCACATTTTAGAAGAATACGCAAAAAGTTTAGGTGTTTATATTTCAAAACCAATAATCTCAGAACACTATTTTCCAATTTGTGATGAAAAATATATAGTTATTTACTCTGAAGACAAAACTCAATCAAAAAATTATAAACATTACAATATGGTTTTAGAATTATTGAAACCATTTTTAATTGAAAAAAATATAAAAATCATACAGATAGATTGCAGTTCGGAACCGATTCGTAATGTAAATAAATGCTTATCTAATTTATCATTCAAACAATACGCATATGTATTATCAAAATCTTTGTTATATATTGGCGTTGACAATGTTTACTCTCATTATGCAAGCTCTAAAAACATACCTATTATTAATTTATTTGGCAACATATATCCATCTATCTCAAATGGATACTGGTCTAGAAAAAATGAAAAAATTGATATTTCTGCAAAATGGTCAAATAAACCATGTCTTAATTTAATAGACCCCAAAGAAGAAATTAACACTATAAACCCAGAAGAAATAGCTCAAGCTGTTTTAACAATTTTAAAACAAAAAAAGACAGTTAACTTCAAAACGATTCATATTGGTCCGCTATTTAACGAGAGAGTTATAGAGGTTATCCCAGATAAATCATTTAATAATAATTTAGATAAAAATAAAATAATATTTATTAGAACTGATTATGGATTTAATGAAGAAATATTCTTACAATATTGTTTAAATTATAAAGTCGCCATAATTACCGATAAAATAATACAACACAAAGGTCTATTAAAAATTAAAAATAATATCAAAAAACTATCTTTAATAGTTGATAAAGATTCTGATACAATACCTGAAGAATATTTTAATATTTTAAAAAGATATAAAATTGAATTTCAAATTTTAGTAAAAAACGAAGGCGACTTGGGTTTGATTAAAAATAAATATTTTGATTATCCAGTAAATCTATATACTATAAATAAAAATAAATTAAAAAATGCTCACCAAAATTGTAAATTCTTCTCTAATAAAATTTTAGTTGAAGGTGATGATATATACGCAAGCAAAGCTCATTGGCTGATTAAAGAAAAAATGGTTGACAAAATATCTTACATATTAGACAATGATGAATATTGGAGTGAATTAGATCATTTTTATATTTATGAGCAAAACGAAACAAAAGCAACCAATTGAAGTTAAGCAAGAAGCATTTGAAAACATTAATGAAGAATCAACTATTAGTCCGTTTCAAAAATACTCAAGAAATGAATATGGATTATTGAATAGCGTAAATTATCATTTCAATGATGACGGCTCAATCAATTGGAGGAAAATGATTAAAAACGAATTTCTCTACCCTAATAAGGGGTGGTTTGATTTGAGAAAAAAAGAATTCCCAAATTCAATTGAAGGTTTAGCAGACAACCAACTCTTAATTATGCTTGGTGGGATTAAAGAGCTTACTAAGCTTAGGGGTTATAATGATATCTCATATACAATTTCTCATATTGACAAAAATTACGTGACAGCAGTGTGTAGAATTTCTTGGATCGGAAACTATGAAACAGATAATCGTGTTATAACGTTCGAAGATGCAGCTAATGCTACTTCTGAAAATACTGATGATTTTTGTATTAAATTCTTGGAGACTATTGCCTGTAATAGAGCATTCGTTCGTTGTGTTCGTAATTTTTTAAATATCCATATTGTTGGTGCTGATGAAATTGATAAATCAAAAACAGCACTTCCATCTGGTATACAGGAAACAGGTTACGATTCTTCAATCATTCCAATTACTCCAAGTAATATTTTGGAAAAAATCGTTAGAGAGAAACATAGTGTTACAAGCTTTGATGAATTTAAAAACCTTTTAAGAGATTTGTGGTCGTCTGAAACGTATAGAAATGAATCAGCAAAAGATTGGTTTAAATTTGAAGATATTCCAGCAAAAGAAGCTAGATCATTACTATCAATTTTAAGTAAAAAATGATAAAAAGAATCTTAGACCCAGAAGAATATAAAAAAGTAATAGAAGATATTGATGAGTTATTCATTTTTGAAAACGAAAATCAATCTCATTATTATTTAAAACATAGCAAAGATTCAATAACAAATAATTTTGCTAATAAATATATTTTAGCTTGGGATGTATTTGTATGGGCTAATTTTAATGGAGAAAAATATGATGCATTAATAATTTTTATAAACGATAAGAGTGTTAAATTTAATGAATCAATTTTTACTGAATTTCTTTGGTTATCTAAAAATCCAAAAGCAGGTTATAAGCTTTTTAAAGAAGCTGTAAAATTCGCTAAAGAAAAAGAATTTAAATATATATGTATGTCAAGAGTTTATAAACACCCAAACTCATATCAAGTTAAAAACTTTTATGAAAAAATGGATTTTAAAAAAGATACCCAAACATTTATTGGAAAATTATGAACAACAAAAAAGCTAAAGAATTGAGAAAATTAATTAATTTTGATGACGAAATATCTAAAAGAGTTTATAAGCGTTTGAAAAAACAATATAAATTACTATCAAGAAGCGCTCGACCAATCTTTATTAAAGAATTAAAAAAAACATTAAATGCAGAGTCCTTGGAGTAATAAAAAAATAGGATCGTTTTGGATTAAAAAAACAAAACAAGAAAAACAATATCTTTCTGGGTCTATAGAATTTACTTTAAAGGATGGCTCTACACAAAAAGTTAATATCTCTATTTTTAAAAATGATTTTAAAAAAGACAACACGCCAGATTTTAATGCGTATTTAGTTCATAGTTAATAATTTTATTCAAATAAAATTGGATTAATGACTCCAGTATCATAAGCCATAGCTGTTCTTCTTATAGTATAAAAAGATAAAGATTGATCTGGCGTTAAACCAAAAGTATTATTTATCTTGCCAGATAAATTCAAAAAATCTCCATCTTCTGTAGATTCTAAATCAGCTGTAAAATCTACAAAACAATTTTCGCTAACAGAATATTCAGATACGTGAAAACTTCTCCTATTTTGATTATCGCTTTCTAAATTATTATTTAATACTAATTTTAAAGAGCATGTATCTTTTTGACTATTTATGATATTTGCATAATATTCACAAGATAAAATTCCAGTATCAAGTGGTAATTCATCAATTAATATATTACTATTTATTCCAGTTAAAAATCCCTCTACTATATCCGTTAAAGAGTAAGAAGATAAACCCATTACTCTAAATTCACCAACATCGACTGCAATTCTAGTATCAATAATCTCCTGTGTTATAGAATAAGGGCCAATGTTCCATGCATATCCAGAACCTAAATCACTATAAGGAACAAGAGTAATCCAATATTCAAAAAATGGATCTATTCTTTCATCATCTATAGAAAATTCATATTTACCATATTCATTTGAATTTAAAACATCCACACTTCCTATAAGATCATTTTGATCAATAGAGATGCCTTGGCTTTTTTTGGCATAAATATCAATTTTATTAAATGATGTATAATTTTCATTATTGAAAAACTCCAACTCAAAATCAATTGATCCGCTAATTAAACCAGTGGAAATTAAAATACCATTTGGAGTAATGGCATTGGGTAATAAAATTTCATTATTTAATATTTCTACATATTCAGAGGTACTAGATTCTGCCACTTCAATTGCTATTGGATAAGTAGTTAAAGAGTTAACATTATAAGTATGGTTTTTTGTAAATTCATAAGTTTTGCCATTTATTAGTATCGAATCATCAATACTTAAAAACTTTTGATCCTGTGGATCAGTATTTGTTACTGTAACACCTGGTCCAACAAAGGTATTTCCATTATAATAAAAAATAATATCTTCATTTCCATCACCCCAGTTAATTTTTAATTTTTCTTGCTTTCCAGATGCAAAAACAACTTTTATATTAAGGCTTGCATTTTTATTATTTAATGTTTGCAAGAATTTAGAGCAATATAAAGCATTTTCTTCTCCAACTAATACCTCCGATGAAGAC